CGGTGCTTTCTCTAAGAGATTGCACCGATTGTATATTTGAGTAAAGATCAAGAGTTTTAAGTGTGTAATGTACTTTATTCGTTAGGCTCTCCATCAAGTTTTGTAAGTTTTTTATATTCATCTTCTGTAAAGATTTCCAAATAATCTACAAAGATAGCCTTAGTATCAAAGAGTCTATCATTGTTGTTATCTGTAAATCTAAACATTTTATCTGCCATATCCATTTTTACAGAAAGAAGTTCATATTTCCTTGCACTTTCATAGTAAGAATATGAGTTGAATTTAAATTTAAATTTTTCTCTAAGAGCATAGTCAAGTTTAAATTCTGGATACTCAAGCGATACTGCTTGGATTAAAGGTTTAAGAATTATATTTTTAAATCCATTACGGAGTCTATTGATAAATCTGTAATAAGAAACCTCTTCATAAGGGACTCCATCTCCTTTAAATAGGACAATAGAAGATGATTCTTGTTCAAATCGGTTATGTGGAATTAGAGAGTCATTTTTAAGTTTTCTATAAAAATGATTAACAATTTCCATATTGGACATGTCATAACCATCATTCTTTATACTTTCTATTTCTGTTCTATTACCACTACGGTTTGGCATTGTAATATTCTTTGTCCAGGGTATATTACGCTTACCATCTATCTTAATCTCTCCACTCCTATCATCTATTTGAAGTTCTTGCTTATTCTCATCAGAAATTTCACGAAGTCTCTGTTTTACCTTATCTGTAAGAGTTCCAGAAACTGGGATAATGAATTTCATTTTAAATTGAGAGTTCATTATAGTCCAGGCTACTTTAGAATTTTCAAGAGATCTTTGAATATTGTAATTTTTTATAAGTCTCTCAGCGTAAGAAATGATAACAGGAGATTCATTATTTTGAAGTGAATTCCAAGAAACTATAACAATGGCATTGTCTGGAAGAATATTAAATTTACCACTTTCAAAAGTATATTTCCAAAGTTTGTATTGTTTTCCAGATGGATCGTTATAATAAACTCTTGAAAGTCTACTTACATCTTGAACAGGTTTGATAGCCAAGATACCAACTGGTATACGGTTGTCAAAATTTATACCCTCAAATTTGTGTTTAAAATGTGAAGATGAGGAAAGTTTTGAAAAATCATTATTTATAAAAAGATCAAGTCTACTCTTCTCTTTATCAAGTCTCTGCTTTTCAAGAAGTAGAGCAGATTGCTTCTCTTTAAGATCTGGATCTTTATTTTCATTAAGGACTCTAATCTCATTTAGAAGTCCATTGATTTTCTTTGTTATTTCAAGTTTCTGTTTTTCTATTTCTTCCTTAGTTGAATATTCATAAACAATCTCATATGCAATAGTACCATCTATAAGAAACTGTTTAAAGGTGTCCCATGCTACATTGTCTGTATCCCAATTTAGCATAGTAAGTATCTTCTTATATGAATTTTTTATAAAAGTTTCTTGCCCAGGTGTGAATTCATCAGGTTCTACCGAAAAGTCAAGAAATTTATTTGTATCATCATAGACAATAACATCATCTGTAACTGCTGTAATAATCCAATCCAAGTCATTGTTTGTGGATATGTTTCTGATATATCTGATTCTATCTTTAAGTGACATATCCTTGTAAGATTCATCTTCATAAAGTCTATCTGCTTTATTGATAAAAGCATCAAGATCTGTTGTATCTCCTGCAAGTTTATATAAAGTAGAGTAATCAGTAGAAAGTCCTGCTATACGCTTAATGTAGTCAAGATTCAGTTTACTCTTTGGAAGTGAATTTACAAATGTATCTAAGTTATAAATTGCCATGATTATTAATGCTTATAATGTTGTATATACTCTTTTAAAGATTTAAGTTCTAAGAATCTTTAAATATCTACCTAAGTCCAATGTTTTGGGCATTTGAAACATATGGATATACCAGAGTGATAGAATACTTACACAAAATTTTATAAAAATGAGACAAATAGCAATTCAAAATGTGAGTAATGAAAGTATTACACTTAAAGAACTTCTTAAAATGACTGAGGGAGGTAACCCAAGTGAAGTAATAATCGATTTTGGAGATGGAGCAGTGATTACCTATCCAATAGAAGAAGAATCTTTTATAAAGAAATTTGTAAGAGGTTTATTTGGAAATAAGAAGAAAAAATAAAAATTTACAATTATGAATAAAAAAGAAATCATCGAACTTATACTGAACACTGCTGGATTTGAACTTAAAAATTATGAAATCATCAGAGCAGGATCACTTACTTCATATACAGGTATAGCATATGATGGTAAAGGTGGAATGGTTGAATTTGCAACAGATTCATTTGAAGATGCTATAAGAGAGATTCTTGAAGAAATCTACAATACCAAAGATGTTGAATTTAATACAATGTTTAAAGATTAAATGATGGTAGCCGTAGTAATGATAATAATACTCTGTTTGTTATCTTCAGCAGTAGGATTTGTACTTGGAGTAGCCTGTACTATCGAGTACTTAAAAGAAGACACAGATAAAACATAAGTAAGTATTTAACTTTTTAAAATTTATAAAAAATGAGTACATTTAAAGAAAGACAAATCAAAAGCAGACTTGGAGAGCAAGTACTTTCTGCTATTGAAAATTTACCAGGATATAAGATAGACTACTACAGTTCTACTCCTGATAGCATTGTTCTAATTAAAGACAATGGAATGAGATGGGAAGATCTGGACTCTATTGAGGGATATTACATAAATGGACAATCTGAAATTGTAGAGTACAGGGGACAAAAACCAAGTAACAATGCAAGATGTGTTTTTCCTACTTACGAGGATGCAGAAGCCTCTCTGGCTATGGCTCAACTTTTACATCTTCGTAACTTTTACAATAAAGGTGTAAAATTTGAGATTGGACAAATTTATGATGAAAAACTTTGGTATGTTCATTTTAATCATGTAGATGATATAGAATATGATATCCAAGTAGGTTCTTCAAATCGTTGCTACTCATCACTTACATTTGTAAATGAAGAAACAGCAAGAAGATTTGTAAGAGAACAAAGTGAACTCCTTTATAAAGCAAAACCATTTTTATAGATTATGGTAGCCATTTATATTTCTATTTTGGTATTTGTAACTCTTGTGGTAGGATTTCTACTTGGAGTTGTTTATACTTCTAAATATTTAAGTGATGAATACGATAAAAAAGATATTTAAATACCTACTTTTGTATATTATAATTAAGAAAATCTTTAAAAATCTAAAAATTTAATCAAAAAATGAAAAATAACTTAGCATCTCTGTCTCCTATTACTCTTGTGAGATTACAAGAAATACTTGCATTCCACACATGGATATTTCAGAGGCTTGAAAGTCCTGCATACTTCGGGACACTCAATAGACTTCCAGAACATCATGAAGTAGAATCATTTATGGTAACTGGAGCAGATGATAATGATATAAAATGGTCTGTTATTTCTCTTGGACATGTAGTAGATGGAGAACTTCCTAAATTTGTTCTTGAAATGGACACTGATGAACTTGAACTTTTTATCCTTGAAAAACTTAAAAAAGGATATGAAGAAAGGCTTAAACATTCAAAAGATGAAGTCTTGCTCAGTGATCTTGAAATTGTAAATTCTTTAATACTTAAGTATAATGAGAACAAGATATAACATGTATAAAAAGATGGAAAGTGAACTTGTACTTGATAAACTTTCTGAGATCAAAAGAATACATTTGGAGATTACAAAAGATCTTGAAAAACCTGCATATTACACAAAAATAGACATGCTTCCCGAAAGAGTCAAAGGTGGATCTTTTATGATAAGCAATACAAAATAAGATGAAGTTGTATGGAGGGTTACTGATCTTGATGGAAAATATATCTATGGAAAACTTTCTACTTTCTTACTTAAAAGTACAGAAGACACTGTAAAATTGTACATGCTCACAGAACTTAAAAGAAATAATAATTTTTCATATAACATATATGAAAGAGAACTTACAAAGATTAAAGCAGAAATGGAAGAGTTGCAGAAAAAGTCAGATGAAGTGACTGCTGTAATTAAAAAACTTACGGCAGATAGTCACAGGATTCAAGAAATGATATTTGTAGAAAAGAATAAAGAAGATTTATTATGAAACTTGAAGATAAAATAAGCGTAAAAATAGACATTCCTGAGGGATATGAAATCTGCGTAGAAGAATCTACACTTGAAAATATTGTACTTATAAAGAAAGAAGAAAATAGAAGAGAAAAACTCGGGAAGATTGCTGGATGTTATATAAGTGTCACATCAGATATAGTAAAAGTCTTGCAACTTGAAGAGGCTTCCTTAAAGAATAGAAACTTCTATCCTACAAAAGAATATGCAGAAGCCAGTTTGGCTATATCTGAACTTCTTCAATATTACTTTAAAGATTTTAAAGATTATAATCCAGATTTTACAGATAAAACAGAAAAATATATCATTTGTGTAATTAAGAATATAGTGTCTATTCAAAGCACAGAAAGTAAAAATGCTATATTTGTCTTTCCAGATTATAAGACAGCATACAACTTTTATAATACACACAAAGATCTCTTTGAACTGGCTAAGCCACTGTTATAAATAAAAACATGAAACGAAGTTTAAATTACATACTTTCTCCCTCTGAATTTTTACAGGAACTCAGAGGGAGAGGCATTTCAGACAGTACACTCAGAAGTGCATCTGAAAAATGGTTTACAGAGACCTATGTAAAAAGAAATACAAAACCTTTTGAACAGGATTCATCTGGAGCTGTTCTTCAGGTAGGTAAAATTTATTCATTTGATTATTCTGACCCTAAGTATAAAGAAGAGCTTGATTTCTATTCTGCTCTACCCATAATGCTCTGTATAGGTCATAGAAAGACAAAAGATGGTAAAGTAAATCCAATTGGTATAAATCTCACATTTATGCCTCCAAAGATTAGACTTGCATATTTAGATATAGTTTGGAAAAAGTTTGATACTCTTATAATAAGAGGAAATATTCGAAAACTTATGGAGGGTAAAGACGGTAGACAGAGACTTCTTCCCCTGTTTTACAGTGTTAATAAAATGATAGCCAGAAATCTTGGTTGGGAATTTGCTATTCGTAGTTATATTCCATCAAGAATAAAAACAGAGCCAGAAATAATCACATATACTGATTGGTGGAAACTTTGTGTATTTACAAATAAATTCCTTGAAAAGAAGAATATTCAAGAAGTTTATTACTTGTATAAGAAAGCAATGAATCCAGATTATAAGATTGGAAAGAAAGAAAAACCTGTAAAGGTAGAAACTGTAACAATAAAAGAACTTAAAGAAAGACTTAAAGGAAATAGATAAGTCTTTTCATTGTTATTAAATTTGAATTTTAAATTTAAAAAAGACTCCCAACTTACTACTCTTTGGTTGGGAGTCTGCATATAAAAGAAAAAATTGAACGGTCTTTATTTAAGCAAGAGAATATGTCTCCTGTTCATCTGAGTACTTAACGAAGCCCAAAGTATCGAGCATATCAAGTGATTTCAAGATTCCATCCTCTGGAAAAGCAGGAAATACCTGCCTTAGAAATTCCAAAGTTACTGTCTTCTTTTTAGGTTTATAAAATCCAAAATAAAGAATGGAATCTGGCTCTGTATCAATCACAGATGATGTAGTAAATTTCATGGGTAAATTCTCTACATTCTCTACATCGATAAGTGTTTTGTATCTTTTAAAATAATCTGTTATTGTCATTTTTTAAAATTCAAGTGAGTTAATATAATCAAGGTCTTCATCTTCATCATCATTTTCAAAAACCTGATGTTCATCAATTTTATCATCTTCTCCAAAAGAGAATGCAGGTTCAATATATTTGTCAAGTTTATGAAGCACTTCATCTGTAAAAACAACATCATTAAAGAGTTCTTTAAATTTAACAGTTTTTCCAAGATGTTCAACAGCGTATGCTGGACTTGAAGCATTTGGAACACCAATGTAGTACTTAGGAAGATCTGCAAGTTCAAGTACAGAATCTGATACCATATATTTTCTGTTCTCTGGAAGACCATCTGCCTCATCTACAACTACTATATGTCCAAGTTCAACTGCTCTTTCAAAGTTACGAATAGCATAAGTTTTTTCATCTTTATTGATAACATCATATACTTGCTTAAAAGTGAAAGGAGTAGAAAGAAGTTCATCTTCTTTAAGGATTTTCTTATCCACAAGTTTTTTATGGATATAGAAATAATCCATGAGTCTACCTTTTCCAATTCCACATCTTTCTATACTTACAAAATGTTCAAGTCCAAGATATGGATTCATTCCTTTTAAGAAATCGATTTTCATATAGATATCGACAGGTTTTGTAAATCTACCCTCTATATTTTTAGAAGTTACAATAATACCTGTCTTCTTCTTAAAGGAAGCATCATGTTCATCTGAGTGGTCTTCTTTTTCAAATTTCTTTTTAAGATAAGTAATGAAAGAAGAATAATAGATTGTACCTTGTCCACCATTTACCACAGTCTCTTTATAATTGCCCATAGCAGAATCTCTTTCATAAACATGGGCTGTACATATCATAGGTATATCAAGTTTACCAATTCTTTTACTTGCAATATTGTACATCTGTTTAAGTTCTCTTGCAAGTGATCCCATATCTGTTTTTATATCTCCTGCTTTGGCATCTTTAAGAGTTTTATCTGATACAAGAGCAGAAATAGAATCGACAACAATCATTATTTTTGGAATCTCTTTCCCAGATTCTTTGGTCTGTAAGAGAGACTCTGTAAGTTTTACAATAGATGTCGTAATTTCATTTGGAGTCTCAGGTTGTATAACTCTGAGCATTTTCTCATTTACATGTTGACTTTTAAATCTATCTTTATCTGGAGAATTTTCTGTTTCATAAAGAACTACAAAATATCCCTCTTTCTGTGCATTTGCTATTATGTTTAAGGTAAGAAAAGACTTCCCTGTTTTTGGATCTCCTGCAATAGTTACAATTCTCCCAGTTGGAATACCTTTAAAAATACTACCTCCAATCTGAGCATTGAAAAGATAACAGCCTGTGTGTATCCAATCTTTAATTCCTGCTTCCTGATAATTTTCAAGAACAGTACCATCAATACCGATACTGGACAAGTGATCATTTATCTGTCCATAATCAGTATGGTTACCTGTAAAATTTTTTACTTTTGCCATATGCTTTTATTTTTTAAATATTCTTATAAATAATACACTTTAAAAATGGATACATATTCAAAATTTTCTTCCAATGACAAAACAAGAATTTGTTGAACATTGTATACTGATGGCAACGGATGGATATTCACTTCCTGCTGTCAGTAACATGAAATATGCTGAAAAACTTGTAGATACAGTAGCCAGAAGATTTTGGGATAATGATGACAGATGTAGTTATCCAGATCTCTTAATTCTTAAGCCTAATCTCTTATCTACATGTCTATATAAACAAAAAAGACAAATACTTCTTCCAGAGTGTGTAATTGCAGTGACTAAACTTTCACATGCTGTACCAGGATGGGCAAATGACATTATCTGGGACACAGACTTTGGTGCACAATCTTTCCTATATGCAAGTATGATCTGGGGTAACACAGATTCCATGCTTTCAAGTGTGGCACTTGCCAGTACTCAAGAATTTAGAAACAGATTTATTCTGGATACAATCGGTTATAACTATAATGAATATACAAAAGCGCTTACTGTAAGAGGTGCTATTCTTCCAGGTAGAGATCTTGTAGCAGAGATAACTGTAACTATTCCTCAGGAGTATCTTTATTCTATGGTAGATTTTGAGGATTATGTTGTTGGAGAACTTAAAAAGAATATAAGTAGAGTAATTGGATTCAGTAATGTAAAACTTCTTGGTGGATTTTCTCTTGAAATATCTGATCTCCGTAGTGAGGGAGAAAGTATGATAGAAAAAATTGAGCAGAAATGGAAAGCACAAGAAGAAGATGCTGGATTTATGATATTTGATTAAAAGATGAAAGAGTTACTATTTTTTAATAATAAAGGAGAACACCTGCACCTAAGTACCACAGATAAGAAAGATTACTACTCAGGTACAATCTTTCTTGAAAGTAGTTCTGTAGGTCTTGTAGCATCTGAGAGTTTACATATTGTAGAAAAGATAGGAGACTCTTTTGGCTATCCAAAGAGCAAGGAAGATATAGAAGTAGGTACAGAATTTTCTGCTATTAAGTTCTATGATGTAAAGGAAAATTCTGCTATAGAACTTTCAGAAAGTAAAACTTTATCTCCTGTTGAATCTTTTCCAAGTACTTCTCTCCGTATAAATTACCTAATTGAGGGTAAAGAGGCTGGTGTATATACAGATTACATTTTTATAAAGATAGATGATATTCTTATCTCTCTTACAGTACATGCAGAATTTGTAGGAGAAGATGACAGACTTGTAGATCTTCTTTCAAATATAGGAGAAGATATAGGAGAGGAGGAATATAAAATTCTTAGAGATACTGATATAACAGGAGCAGGTATCGACTTTAAAAAACTAAATGCTAAGCGTAAAGAGTTCTTACTTGAAGCACACAACATAAAACCTTTCATAGGAAGTTATAAAGGTGTTTTAAATATACTTAAATTTTTTGGGTACTATGATCTTAGAGTAAAAGAATATTTCAAAAATATAAAGACTGGAGTAGGTAGTTATGAACCTGTAGACAGTTATGAAAAACATGGAAACAATATAATTAATGGTGTCTTACAGAAGACATCTATGTTTGGACTCTTCTATGATATAACAGTTCCAGATGGCTTTGATGAATTTGGAGCTGAAAAGAGAAAGAAAAATTTCTCTTTTTCAAATGATGAAATTATAATAAAGTTATTTGCTCTTGGGAGGTATATCAAAAATAAGGGTATAGGTGGAGCAAGTAAACTGATTGATATAGTAGGAGAACATTACTTCTCATGTACAAATCTTGTAAGTACTTGGGTAGATAAAACACGAAGTTGTGTAATTGATGAGGGAGAAGATATAAAAATGGAGATCCTGTCTGGAAAAGTAGGCTATTTAAAAGATCTGAGAAATGATTTGCTTAAGTACTCTTATGGAGAGGACAAAGATCTTCACACTGGTTTTAATCCAAAGAGCCACACAGCACTTGGTTATTTTTCTCATATGGATCTTTCATCTTGGGAAGTTAAAGAAGACAGGAAAGTAATAATTGGTCATTTACTTAAAGTATCACACAGCACATTTGATAAGGATTGGACAGTTTTTGATATTACTTGGGAAAGATTTAAAGGAGAAGATGATATTACATGGGACAAAATGTTCATTAATGATTATTATGAGGTTAAGTGGACAGTCCTTATGCAGGGTGGAAAGACAAAAACAAATTTTAAATATGAAGAGGTTCAAAAAATAAAGACAATCAATACCCTTGAACTTATTCTTCCATACTCTGGAACTTACAGCGTAAAATGTGAAGTCTTTAAGTATGGTGGTCTTATTCTTTCAAAAACTGATTATGTAGAAGTAAGAGTTCCAGAAGTGGATTTCTACCATCTATATAAGTATGTAGATCCAAATTTACAAAGATGGCAAGGTATGAAAAATCTATCGTGGAAAGATTTGGAGGGAGATTTTGAAACTATATACAACAATGGTGGAGTTTTTGAAGACACAGAAAAGGTTACTTCTTATAGTTTTACTCTTCCACCGTACTCAAAGTCCCTCGTAGGAGAAAAAAGGCTCGAAGATAGTACGACTGTGTCTTGGAAAGAACTTGGAAAATCAACTTGGGATCAATCTACTTACCTTACTTGGGAAAACTGTCTGTTCCATACATCTACTCATCAAAAAATAATAATAGATTCCATAGAACTTGGGGGTGGATATCTTATGCTGGGTGGATATCTGATTCATGTTAAGGAAGATATTACTTCGCTTGAAAGTTTAGCTATGTACCTTAGAGAGCAAGGACTTGAAGAAGCTATAAGAGGACAGATAAATTATAGGAAATCAGACCAGGGACATGAATTTATAGATATCATAGTAACTACTCATGACAGTGGTAAAAATGATATACTTTGGGGAAGTGATTTCCTGGGTATAATAAGTGATAAGAAGAGAAGCAGTTGGGAAGATTATAATATCTGGGACAGTTGGAAAATCTGGGAAAATCTAAGTTGGAATATTCTTTTTGAAAGTTGTCAGCCAACCTCAAGACCTGGATATTTTACTCATACAAATACCATAGTTAGACAATCCAGCAGTGTAATTCCTCCATTTACAAATGTGTTCTTTACAGTAGATGCCAGTAGTGTGGTTGCTCCTGAATACTTTAAGTGGGAACTTCTCGTAGGAGATAAAGTGATAGCCACATCTGATACAGAACTTTGGAGTTATTCATTTATAACACCTGCTGTATACAGTGTAAGGTGTACCATAAGAGACAGAAACAATAATGAAAATATAAAGATGAGAGAAAATCTTATTACTGTACTTAGCAGTGAGGCTTTCACTCAATACTTACTTGAAAATAAAAACAATATGATATGACAGATAATCAAAGATTTATAGATAGACAAAAAATAAAACTTGTTGGAGCAGATACTGATCTTTCAAGTAGTAGAAGAATTATAAATGAAAATTTTAAACTTCTATCGGAAGAAGTAATAAGACTTAAAGATATAAACAGCCTTTCTAAACTTACATTTCCAAGTACATTCTCAGCAGGAGATATGATGATGCTTAGAGCAGAAAGAGATGGTAAATTTTCTATTGTAAAGAGTCAAGTTGGTATTGGTACAAAATATAAATTTGTTGGAGAAACTATAACTATTCCAAAAAATCATCAATATATTGTAACCAAAGTAGAACTTCTAAGTGGTAGTCAAATTATACAAGAGCCAGGTGGAGAACTTATAGTGCTTGAACAGGAGATAGAAACAAATCTTAAAAATAAGGAAATTTCTGAACTTACTACCACAGGGAAAACAGTTGTAAGTGCTATCAATGAACTTAAAACAAAAATAGAAAATGTAAGTTCTGGAGGTGGATCTTCATCTGGAGGTGGATCAGGTTCTACATCTACTGAGGAAAGTAATATAGTAAAAGGTAACAATTTTAAAAAACAATAAGAGAATATGGCATACTACGATACAAAAATAGCAAGTAAATTCCAATATGTTCTTGGAAATACTGATGATCCTATACCTACTGATGAAATGGGAATCAAAACCAGTATGATAGTTAAACAGGTAAGTAATGAAGAATTTGATCTTTATGCTACTGATGGTGCAGGAACAGTTCTTAAACTTAAAACACCCAAAAATATAAATCCAGGACTCTCAGAGCCACAGGATAAAAATAAACTATCTGGAAAGAAGATCTCTTTCATAGGAGATTCAATTACTTCATGGGGTACAAATTCTACAGAATATAACTCAGATACTGGATATGAATTTGAAGATACTTGGGTGGGAAAATTCCTTGCTCTTACAGGTGGTGTAAAAGGTAAGATGGATGGACAACCTGGGACAGCCATTCAGGCTATAATGCATAATGGAAGTCCATACAATACTACAATACCAAGAGTAGATGGTATACCAGAAGATACTGACTACATTATTATCTTTATGGGTGCCAATGATCAAAGAAACATGAACAATGGAGATTATAAACTTGGAGAAGTAGCCAAAAAAGGATCACTTGGAGAATTTAAAATCACAAATGAAAATTTTAAAAGTTTCTTTGGTGCTTATCAACTTTTCCTTGAAAAATTACTTTCCAAGTATCCAAAATCTAAGGTAATTCTTATGACTCCACTTAAAAGTTTTAAACCAAATGAACAAGTGGATAGAAATCCAGAATCTGACAAGTATGCAGAAGCAGTAATATCGATTGCCAAACTTTATGGTCTTGGGTATATTGATACAAGAGAAATAGGTATTAACAATTACAATCATGAACTTTTCTTTATAGATGGTCTACATCCAAATAAAGATGGTCATAAAATTCTTGGCAAATTTGTAGCAAGTAAAATTCTTGAATTTGGTACAGTAGGAACAATAGACAGTAATGAATATTACACAAAGTCACAAATTGATGAAAAACTTAAAAATTTACCAAAAGGTGGAGCAAGTAGCCAGGCTTCTCCACAGAAAGAAATCATTATAGGTGGAGCAAACCTTGTAGAAAATTCTGCACTTCCTAAACTTACACCAAATAATACAGGACTTGGACTTCCAGTAGTAATGAAAGATGAGACAGGATACTTTGTTAGGTATACACCAGATCCAGATAAAATAGTGGCTAATTATGGATTTTTCCTTGCAGGTAGCAACTTGGGTAATCATACAAGAAGTATAGATGTTAGACATTCGCACACATCAAATATAAGTATCTGGGGTAAAAGCATTCCTCCTGGTTCTTGGGTAAGAATTAAACAAGAGAATTTTACAGCACCAAGTGGCTGGATGGGAATAAATTGTGACACACCAGGAGTAACTGTAGATCTTAGAAATTACAAAATTGAACTTGGAAATAAAGCAACAGATTGGATTCCACACCTTAATGAATATAAATTGGGTGTATCTGACCATATGATAGACACTGTGCTACCCTGGAATACTGCACTGAATATTGTAGTAGAGACTAATGGAGATAATGATAGAACAATGTATGGAATACCAAGAATAGAAAGTATTGCAGAAATCCTTGAATTTAAACTTGTTCAACTGGGTGGAACAGTTACTGAAATTAAAGGCTTAAAAGTGATAACAACATCAGCAGGTAAACTTGGTATGCCGTTTAAAGCAAAAGATGTTGGATCTCCTGTAAAAGTGTATATAAAAGCACTTCTTAAATAAGAAATATTACTTTTTTAAACATAAACTTTAATTAAAACAAAGCCCAAGTCTAAGATCTTTATAGACTTGGGCTTTTAAGTAGACACATATTAATTAGAACAAGTGCGTAAGGAAAGATCTTTATTCCTGTACATTTTTATTTACCTCATTATTTTCTGAGGTTTTATATTCTTCTATGAAATTGTCATATTCTCTTATAATCTGAGTAGATTTCTTTCTTGGTAGTGATGACATTAGAAATTTCTTAATCTGTAAAACAGTAAGTCTGTCCATAAAGTTATCTTCTATAAGTTGAGAAGACAGTACTGTATAGTAAGGTTCTGTCTCTGTTATAGGAAATTCATCGAGTACAGAAAGAATTTTTAAAGTAAATTCTTGATTTATCTTATAGACTGTATTATTTACAATAGTATTCATTGGTAATCGGATTTAAACAAAGTATAGAAATATTATCAACTATACCAAGAGCATAATACTTAGAATAAAGTAATTTCTGTGAAAGTGCACCAAGTCCATCTACTTGCATAAGATAAACCTCTACTGTTGTATCTTTAAGTCTAATTTTATCTTTAAATAAGATATCCATCATCTGATTATGTTCCATAGATGCCTTTGTAGAATCTATTGTAATAACAAGAGGAGAAGAGGATTGTTTAATTCTTCCCTCAGATGAATGAATGACATATCTTGAAGTTGCAGGTACTAAATTTGTTACAGGATCAGTGATTGTATTTCCAATAGAGAAAGTAGCATAATGATTACGAAGTTTATTTTCCTTTGTAGGTGTAATAGAATCTACTATGGTTCTGCTGTCTCTTATGGAATCTGAAATCTTTACAAGTTCTTCAGAAAGAGAAGAAGAATCTACATACTCTCTTATGATACTTTTAAGTTCATTTACTTCTTTCTGCAGGGATTCATTTTTAAGCATAATTTCTGAAGCAATACTCTGTAACTTCTCATTGTAACTGAAGAGTTTGATATTATCTCCAAGTAAAGTATTACAAGTTTTATTAAGTGTAATAATCTCCTTTATGGAATTTTCAAAAAGTTCCATAGAAAATGTGTTGTAATCATTTACAGAAACTTCATAGACAGGAGTAATAGTACGAGTATCATTGGAAAGTTTAATATTTACACGGATACCAATTCCATTACCTTGATCTCCTGTTACATCTGAGGATTTATATTTCTTTGTAGTGGCAATAGTAGAAATACCTATGCCAGTTGGAACAATATCTTCAAGAATAACAAATCCGTAAAGGTTTGTAGCAAGAATATTGTCCTGAGAATCTACAATATCATAGAAGATAGCAACTGCATTATATTCAAAAGAAGTAGCACTTCCAGAAGAGTTTAAATCATTAAAACTCTGAGGAGCATTATTTGTAAGAGAACTCACATAAGATTTAATATCCAAATCAAGTTCTATACCATCAAGATTACTACGCTTGAATGTAGTAGATTTTCCATTTCTTACTCTTGTAATTTCTATAGTAGAAACATCAGAGAACTGCGTATCTGTAAAGTATGCATTTGTTCTTACAGATGCTCTATTTCCTATCCAAAATTTGTTCTCTGGTTTAGTTGTGTACTTAAATACTCCCTCTGGAACATCAGAGTCATAAATTGCCTGAGTAGAAACTCCATTACGAACTCCTGTGGTCTCGGAATCTCTACCACTGATGTACTCGATACCTGCTGACTTCTTTACAATAGTCATTCCTGGGAAGTAATTCTTATCCGAAATAGAACTAAAAAGTACAGTAGGTGTACATCCATTTACACTTGGTACATGTAGGTAAAGTTCAGTAGATGAAGATGAAGAAGCAAAATTTGAACCTACCATATCGATATGTCCAATATATTTTACAACTCTTGAATAAGTATCTGAGTCAAGTTCTTCTATAAACTTATTTCCATTATTTCTGATAGAATCTGGGGCTTTTATAAATCTGATAGCACCAAGTTCTTTAAGCCATTTAAAGAAGACTCTCTGAGATACTGTTCTTGCCTCATCTCTTTTGTACTCATCGGATGACAGAATTAAGGCTTCAAGATTCAAGAGATAATTTTGTACAGTTTCTGAGAAGTCTATAATGTCTGTATCAAGTGGATTTACTCCAACTGCACTTCCCTGTACTGCTTTTCCCTCTATATTATCTGGGGTAATTGCATTTTTAAGATAAGTGCTTGGAGCAATAGCAGGAAGATTAAGAAGTGCAAAATTTGAAAATTTAAATTTTCTATCTGTGGCACTAGTAATATTCAAATTCATATCTTCATATGCACTTTGAAATGTTATCATAGTACCTCCTTTTATTTTTTGTATAAGTGGTGTAGTAGTCATAAGAATTAAACAGTTGTAGTTTTAGTATATTGCATTTCTACTGTGATATCAAAAGAGAATAGATCTGGAACATTCTTCAGGAGAAGATCCACTCCAATAGTTTTTGAATATACAAGGTTAGATTTTGTAGTAGTACCTCCAATTCTTCCTGTACCATCATCTCCTGCTCCATAGTAGTCAGTCATTCTACATTGGAAAATAACTGGGATAAGAATAGGTTCTGTTTCAGAAGTAAGAGTTTTTCCTGAGTTATAAACAATACTTTCCGAAGACAAAGTAGCAGGTGTTGTAGGTGCAAGATAAAGGAATGCACCACAAGTATCTTCTCCAATTAAGTATTTGTCATTAGCAGAGAATCCAAGTTTCTTTGGGAAATTTCTAAGAGTTGCTGAGTTCTCTACTGGGGTAAATGGAGAATATCCAAGTTGAACAGTATCTCTTGCCATATATTTAGAAAGTATAAATGGTGGAGTATATACAGCACTTGGATTAGACAGAGAATTTACTGTTTTCTTAGGAAGTGTAGGTGTACTGTCTGAAAGTCCATAGTACAGTCCAGTAGTATCTTGAATTATAGTTTGGATATCTGGGTGGTTCACATGTATACAGAACGAAGTAAGTTTACCTCCTCCAAGATTTGTAGCATTTCTTGAACCATTCCAAACAAATGATTCTTCTGTACTTCCAGAAGAGAAATCTGGAAGAATATTTCCACCAAGTGGATCTACCACTGTAAGTTCAGTATTCAAGGTAATATCTCTATTTCTTGAATAAAGAATTTGTCCCTTAGTCTGTGGAGTTTGAAAATTGGAATCCACCTGTGTAGGACTTGGGTTCTTATAATCTTTGTAGAAATCTGAATTTCTAAGTGTTCCTGTCATAAGAACAGGTACTGTCCAATATTTTCTATAATAAGTATATTCTTCCTTAGAGTGTAAATATCCAGGATATGGAGTCTGAGATACATCTGGAAGTCTATCTGAATTTACACCAGGTACAAAACTTACAAGTTCAATAGATGTAGTAGTTGGATTCGATAGTCTTATGTAATAAAGTTTAGAGACAATCTCTCCTTTCTTTACAGAAGATGTAGAAATAAGATCTGTGTAATATCCAGCAAATATCTTATTCGTAGTATTATTACCGACAGTAGAAATTAAAACACCATCAGAAGATAAAAGTTCAACTTTAAGTTGTCCTTGTTTCTGATTTATAATTGACATAAGTTTTTCTATATTTGTAGAATGGTCAAGAAGTATATCAGAAACAGATTTTGGTTTGTTCTCTGGTGTTCTAAATGTAGTATAAATAGTATCTGCTGAGTGCGAATAATCTCTTTCTCCTATATTTATAGAGTCAGTTGCATGGTCAAGTAGTTTAAGACTAGCAAGTTGATTTTTGAGTTGTAAGAGAATTTTCTCATTTGAAATGTTTTGCAGAAGTGTATCTGTTTCTGCAATTAGAGACTCTGGGAAATCTACCACAATAGATTTGCTCCATTCACTGGTAGTCTTTGTAGTTGGATATCCAACAGAAGAAATAGATTTACATCTTATTTCTACTTTTTCTCCCTTAGTGATTGGTATTTCTACTTGGTTAGAATTTATATTGTCTACAGAAGAATAATCCTCTGGGATCCAATTCCCATTTGTATCTCTATCTCTGGTTTTTGTAGGAAGAGATATCCACTTACTCATTACAGCAGTAGTAGTTCCTGTTCCTGTGTTTATTATAGTTGGAGAATAAGAATCAGTTACAGTGTCTGTACTTGAAAGATATCTGTACTCAACCTCAAATCCAATGATTTCCTGTTTCTGACTTTCATCTCCATTTTCTGTTTCTTTTGGAGCAGGAATATCAATGAATCCTTTTATGTGGTACTTAGGAGAAAACTTTATATCTTCTATATTAGCAGATAGAATATTTTCTATAATAGAAGAAATTTCTGTTGTGATAGATTTCTTAGTTTCTACAAGAGTAGCAATCTCTGTGGTAATAGTCTTGTATTCAGTATCAGAAGAATATTGTCCAAGAAATAGTTTTGTTCTATTTGTAGTAAGAGCAAGTTCTGTAACTTTAAGATCTTGTTCAAGTTTAAGTTTGTTGCTATACTTCCTTGATAATTGATCAGTTTTATCTTTTGATGCTTTGTGTGAATTTACAACAGAAACTACAAATTTATCCTTATCAAGAACAGGGATAGCAGGTGGAACAAGCCGAGATGTAGGAACAAGTTTCTCATTTGTTAAATATTCAAGAGTATCCAAGACTGATGGAGATGAACCTTTATAAGAAGTCATTGTCTCTTTCTCTAAACTGCTTCCATTTCTAAGTTTATCTACATTGATTACAGTACCTACACTCCACTCATTACTTGCTATATTTCCAGATGGATTTATATTTTTTGAAAAAAGTACAATTACTCCATTTTTTACAGGATATTCAATGTAATTTTTAGAGTAGACAGTACTGAAAAGTTTAAGTTTATGTGTAACACTTACAGTAATAGAACCTGTACCTGAGTATGGAAGTAGGGCAATATAAGAATTGTCATAATCTATAAATGATACTTCAAAGATATCATTTTGAGTATCTGTTGTATAATGTAACTTATCACCAACAGATAGTCTAATTTCTCCTCCTGTTTCTTGATCTATAAAATAAAGAGTGTTTACCTTATAAAGTAATCTGTTTACAGAAGTATCTCCAATAAGTACAGAATCTTTTTTAGTATCCAGGATAGAAAATTCTCCTGTGTATTTAAGTGTTCTATATTCTATATTTTCTACACTTTCAGAGGTAGAAAAAGGAATATTGTTTGCAGAAAGAATATTTAAAAGGTCACTTTCCAAGAGTGTCTTTGTAGAAAGTAAGGATTTAAGGACAGGTGCACTTTCCTGAGAGTCAAGTTCATATTTTTTTATAAGCATAGAATCTTGACCATCTGGTACAGGAATTCTTATATAAGTTGGATTTGCTTCAAGTTTTTGATAAAGAGCATTTTTATCTTTTGTGTAAAAGTACTCAACATCTGGAATTGCTTTGCTTTCTAAACTTATAGGTGGAGAACTTAGGTAAAGTGTCTTTGGAGCAGCACCATTTGTTTTAATTACAGTAGTTCCAAATTCTATACCAAGAAGATCATTATAACTATGTTCAAGTTTTTTAATTTTTTCTATAAGATAAGCAATACTTGGTATCTTGTACTCTGTTGTAGATCCAGAGTTATCTGTAAATTCCACAGTAAGCGCAGAATCAGATTCTGTATAGATACTACGAAGTCCAGAAAGTGTAGATATAATATTCTTATCAGTTCTGAGCATCATTGTAAGTAGCGTATCTATGGAATTTTTCTTAATGTTGTCCATATATCCGAAATGTTTGGTTATATATATCCAAATACATAATCGAAATATTTAAAAATCTATGAGCACCTTAAAGATTCAAAAAATCGAAATGACTGAATCTCCATACTATGCTCCAGGGAAGATTAATGACAATTTTGACTTGGTAAGTAAAGAATTTGGAAAGATTCTAAGTGTGGTAAATTATGAAACTAATGTCATAAGTACAAACACATCTGTAAGTAAGCCAGGTGGAGATAGTGTAATTACTGGGAGAACAGTACTTACAGGAGATAAAGGTACTCTGCTTTCTATACTTCCAGGTGGAGACAGCAATATCTCAGGTAGTGTTCTTTCTATAGAACATGATGGTACAATTAAAGCACCTGTACTTATTATAGAGGGAAATGAAAAATCTACAATCAAAAAACTTAAAGTAGAGACTCTTGAAGTTGAAGATATAAACATATCTGGAGCAATGGATTATGGTGCTATTACTATCGGAAATACACCTGTTGTACTTTCTGTAAATTCAAACAATGTTGGAGAAAGTGCAAGTACTAAACTTGATGTAAGTTCAGCAAGTTATGTGATGCTTGATTGCAGTAACAATAATACACAACTTACTCCAGGGAATACTGCTCTTATCTCGATAGATGTAAATAATATTAAAGTAAATCAAATTATTAAACTCCAACTTTATAAAAAGAATGGAACAAATACAAATTTAGGAATTCTTAACCCTGTAGCAAATAGAATCTTCCTTAATGTTTCTACAAGTACAGGATATGAACTTGTTCAAGGTAATCCAATGTTTGATGTTACAAAAGGAGATGGCTACATTGAAGTACAATGTGTAGAATTTAATGGTAGTAAAAAACTTCTTATTGTAGGAAGTAAACATATTACAGGAATATAAGCATACATTTCATTATAAAAATAAATTAAAATTGATTGGGAGATGAGAGTAATTTTCATCTCCCAATTTTTATATAGGTAAATACTGATATGAAAGCACTGATACGCACAAACATTAAACTTAGTGGTAATATAAAAATAACTGTTGGAGATAAAGGTAGTACTCTTCTTGTAGGTACTTTGGATTCTCTTGAAAGATCAGAAAGTATACAGGCAGGTACTTCATTTACACAGGATGTCTCTACCCTTTCAAGTATTCTTGGACATACAGGTATGCACTCGTTTGGAAAAAATGAACAAGAACTTCCTGTAACAGAATCAGATACAAGATATCTTTCAAGCAGTTATGGATGTCTAAGAAATGAAGATTTCAGGATTAAAGATGATTTTCGGATTTTTGCTCCACTCTGGGTAGAAAAAGAACTTCCAAAATATTTTCTTATTTACAAATGCAGAGTAATGTATAAAGACCTTTATGAGACAATTAAAAGCAGTACTCTCATTGAACAGTATAATCTCACTTCTGGATCTCTTGGTAAGTATCTTTCTTCTATAACAAAAAATAAAGATAGGAAAGAACTTCCTGTTTATTTCAATGTTAAATCAAAGGAGATGACTTACTTTGGTATAGATACAAAGACAGGTGTTTTTACTTCAAAAACTGAGCCACTTAAGGACAGTGTTGGTGTTGTAACTCTTGATGATGAACAAATTATATCTGGATTTGAAAGACTTGGACTAATCTCTACTTCTATACTAAATCTTGAATTTGGATTCTCTGATGAAAGTGATGATACAGGGAAATGGATATACTTTGGTATCTACTCTGATATAGAAGAAGTAGAGGAGGTAGTAATTGATACAGAAAAAACTCTTGAAAGTTTAAAAATACCACATACAAAGAATATAGTGCCTTTCGGACTTGAAAAAGTAAACAAACTTATATTTAGAAATGAAATTAAAAAGAAAAAGGGTATACAGATCATTAAAAGTGAAGATGATTTACTCTATGATTTTTATAAAGATGAAGATGGAAGCTGTGTACTTGAAACACCAATGGATATTTCTCCACTTCCTAAGGTAAGTATACCATCTGAGTATGATGAGGCAAAAGGTAGTTTTGGATTCTTGGAGGTTGTAGGAGAACTGGACTATGGAGATTCTGTTTATATTAGAAAAAATGATATCATTATATCCGAAATCATAGCAGATGATCTTCCACTTTTGGAAGATCATACAAGTGGTAAGGCTACCGATATGATATTCAATCATAGAGGTACAAAATCAGAAATTACAAAAGCAATAGCACAGGCTATAAGAAATACACTTGATGAAGATTCTACTTTGGAAGTTGTAGAACTCAAGGAAAGTATTCTGATAAGAGAACTTTACTTCTCTATACATAAGTGGGAGATTATTTCTACAACTGAAAATATAAAAACTGTAAATTTATCTGGTGGTGGAAAAGATGATGGAAGTCGAGCAGTTATTCCAGTAGAACACAGTACAAAAATTTCAAAAGATGACTTCTTGCTTACAAAAGATGGATACTCAGAAGTTATGAATGTTACAAGTAGCATAAATGACATAAAAATTGTAGATTCAGTTGCAGTATCTATAGAAAATGAAAAAGACAGCATATATTACTCAGTTGAGGGACATGAAATACTTCATGAGAAAGGAATGCTAACTCCTTATAGAAGACCAAGAACTGTAATTTGTACACTTAAACCTCTTTCAATTGTAGATTTTGCATTCTTCCAAACAGAAGACATGGAAAATTTAAAGACTGAACATACAGATTTCTATGCTATAAAAGAAATTAAAGAAAATGAGAAGTACTTTGTATTTGGAAATGGGTCGATTGCTTATAACAGAGTAAGATACTCAACAGGTAGTAGTTTCATAGGTGTGAAAGGTTATACTTCATATAGAGTACTTGAGGGTACTCCGACAGTAGTTCCAGAAATTACAAACAATGACCTTGAACTTAAAACATTCCCTGGACTTTCAAAAATAGAGGGAGATAGGCATAAGAGTAGACACATTGAGTATTCTGAGTACTCAATTCTTGAGGAGAGAAAACTTAGAGAACTTCTTTATAAAAATAAAGTTTATCCATACATTTGTAGATGGAATATTAAAACCTCTGAACTTTCTATAAACAAAGTTCCAAGAATTTCTACAAACCTTACACATGGTGTTTCTATGGGTATTCCATCTATTACTACAAAGATACCTACCCCAGAACTTCACACACATGAGTGGTATCATTTAGGAGGTACAAAACAAAAAGGAGCATCATACTATGCAGATAAATTTTCTATTTTAGATTTTACAAAGACTCCTGGATACTTTGAAAATTATTATTTAAAAAACAAAGCAACAAGTGGATATTCGGTGGTAGACTCTGATGGTAATGTCTTTTTTAGAGGTGTCCACTTAAATGTTGGAAAAAATTTTGCAGGATATAAATTCTCTGTACTTCTTCAAGTGAATAATGAACTTCTCAATCCACTTAAACATTCTATTCTTATAAATGAAGATGATAGAGCAATTCAAGTACTCTCAGAAGTTACTCTTGAAGATTATAAAGTAGAGGGAGGACTTTCTTACAGTCTTCTTTATATGATTAAATCTTTAAAGACTCGGCACTCTGATGGAAAAATTAAGTATGGAAAGAAACTTATAATTCCAAATACAGGAGGTGTAGATTTCATAGGTAAAGATAATCTTTATGGAGTAGAACTTTACAACAGAGTTACAGGAGTAAACTACTCAACTGGATTTCTTGAATTTTCTTCTCCTTTGCAGATTAAAGATTGTGTAAAAGAGAATGATAACAAAGACTTCGGTACTCTAATTGGATATACACAGACAGGTACTCTTGTAAGTACCAGTGATAATACAGAAACAGGAGATAAGTACAGAATTCAGTCTGAGTATGGAAAAGAATTTCCTATGATTACTTCTGTAGAAAAGACAGGAATTATTACAAAAGACTACTCAGGGAAGAATCTTTATTTTATATCAGATTTCTCATTCCCTATACTTAGACTTTCTACTTTTGAAGAACTTAAAAGAAGTGTAGATCTCAGAGAACTTCGGTGGATACAGATAAGTGGAGGTAAAGAATATTATTCAAAGATAATGGAACTTATCTCTGCCAGTGCCATTCTTGATGCTTTAACATCTGGAACAAAAACTGATTATTCATACTTTTATAAGATATCAGGTGGAGAAAGTATACCTATCTCTCCTATAAAAATGGAAGTCTATCCTGCTCACTCTATGGAAGTAAAGAAAGAATATTTTACAGAGGAGAAGAGTGAACTTATCCCTGCACTTTCTACCACAGTTTCTTACTTTGAAGTTAAAAGCAAAGATATAAGTGGGATAAAAATAAACAGAGTGTCAGGATGGGGTATTCCAGAATTTAAGGAAATAGTATCTTTTAAAAAGGAAGATAGAAATTTCTCTTGGAATGACCTTAAACACTCAGATGGTACTTTAAAAGTTAAAAATTGGAAAACTTTTTCTATGTCATGGAATGATCTTCTAAGTAAAGTAAAAGGTACAGAAATAACTTCTGGAGAGACCTTTGAACTTACAGAGTACAGAAAATCTATGAGAAAGGATTTTAAAACTGTAGAAAGGATCTATCCAGAACTTGGAGAATACTTGATTGAGAAGACAAGTGTAATTCCAACTATACAGGATAATATAGATGTAGTAGAGAAAAGAGAATATCTTTGTTCTAAATGGTACAAAATTCCAAGAAATATAAAAATAGAAAGTACTGGTATGGTACAAATATTTGACCACTCAGATAGTACCATTACTCTCAAGTACTCTTTCCTAAGCATTTTACAAAGAATGCTAGATATTGAAGACAGAGATATACTTAAAAATATACTTAGACTCTACAAGGTTACCCCTGTCATCTATGGACTTGAAAGTGTAGATACTGAAATCGAAGCAGAACTTGGCTTCGAGGATATTCTGAACGCTGGTTACACCGAGTACAAGATACATACAAGGCAAAGTCCAGAGGTAGGAGAAATAACTGCTTCTATTAAATCTGGAACTAATCTAAGAATTTATACTATAATAAAATTACACAGAATATGAGTAAAAGAAATTTAATATTTCCATACTACCCAAATCTGGTTCTCAAACGACTTACGCAAGATACTACTGTAGCAGAACTCATTGAAGTATTCAATTACAACTTTGAGCAAATCTACATGCATAAAGGTATTAAAGGAGAAAAAGGAGATACAGGTAGTCGAGGAATTCCAGGACTTACAAGGAAAGGAGATAAAGGAGATAAAGGAGATAGGGGTAACCATGTTACTGTAACATCTACCACAGGTATCCAAGATGGAGACCCTGTTACAGAATTTAATCCAGATGGTACACCTAAAAATCCTGGAGATATAGTCTTATCAGCAGATGGAAGTGTATATTCTGTCTACTCTGATGGTGGTGTTCTTAGATATAAGAAAGAAATGAGCCTTATAAATGTAAATAAGGATCTCTTTAAAACCATAAGAACATATAAAGAACTTGGACATATAATTCAGGGTCATACAATTAAAGATTATAACAGTACAGGTATTGTAGATAATACTGTAATGCTTGGTACTCCAGTCCATGATCCGCTTACCAATGAAGTATATTCAAATTATTATGCTGTAGCCCTGGGTGTAGATAGAGAAATTCCAGGAGATGTTTCTACTCTTTCACTTACAAACATCATAAGAGATCCTTATAATAGGACTACTAAACTTCCAAAAGAACAGGAAAGAAGAAATAAGCAGATTACTCTGTGGTATAGACAACATTATAAGCACAATACTATTACCGATACTGGATATGCAGAGATTTCTTATGCTAAGGTGGATAACCATATGAGAGCAATCTTTGGTACAAAGTATGCAGGTATAGGTATGTACACAGATGTAAATACCTTAGGTTCAGTTTCTGTACTTGGAAATAGAAACAAGAGTGTAATGAGTATCTCTGCCGATACCATACTTTTTACAGGTGCAATTGCTGGTATACCTCCAATGACTCCTGCTGAGTGGGATTATCTCAGAATGACATTTAATCCAGCAGAAGACAGTGTTCTCTTAAAGTATAAGAGAAAAATGGACATTGGAGATACAACTACTGAACTTGAAGTATATGGAGATCTCACAATGCATACTCTTAGATGTAGTACAGAAACTCATTATAGAATAGAAAAAGGTACAGGACTCCTTAATACTTCCAAAGGTACAGATCAGGCTTATATTGTTATAGACAACGCAAACTCTGAAGAACTTAAAGGAATTACAGGACTTTCTCATAACTCCATTGTTATCACTGAATTTACCCACACAACTACTGTAAGAAAGAACATAAATTCAGCCTCTGGACAGGTAATTCAATTAAATGGTAATGAAAGTATCACATTTAAGCCTGGACAAGTTGTTATATGGAAATACTCAAATAATACTTTGAAACTTCTTACTGGAGCAACTGATCAAGATTCACTTATAAAGATGATTGCTCAGATTTCTGCTATTGAAGACAATTACTTTAGTATAAATCCAGATCCTGCAAAGAAAAAAGGACATCCACTTCCTGTGGCTTCTTCTACAAAAGCAGGGATCGTAAAACTGGCTACTGAGGTAGAAGCAACTGACAGTTCAAACAATACAGTAGCACTTACTCCTTATTCACTTTCTACTCTTATTCCTACTAAGACATCTGTGTACAACATAGGTAAGTGGGACATGAGTAAAACAAGAACTGTTACAGTATCTCATGATCTGGGAACTAAATGGACAAAAGTGGTAGGTATGGATGTAATGATATTCACAGATGAACTTACTAAAAAAATCAGACTTGGAGATCCAGATGGCATAGATGCTGGACATTCTGTAGCAATTGATAAAGATAATATAACAATTACCCTACATACCTTGCTTGGAGAAGACTTTAACAGTACAGGGATAAACCGGGGACATGTAGAAGTTAGGTACTATGAAAAACTGGAAGAACCTACAATAGCAGATGCCATCATAAGAATTACACAAGACTCTTACAACTTACAAATTCCATTTGCCTCTCCAAATGTTATCCACTCACTTGGATATTCAATAGACAGTATGGGTGGACAAATTGAGGGAGTAGAATGGAGTGTAAAAGGTGGAGAAGTGGCGCAAGTTACATTCTCTGGAAATGATACAGACAACCCTAAGCAGATAGTATTCAGTAAAGAGGGTTCATATTCTATTGAAATAAATGTAGTAACTGAGTTCCAGGGAAAAAGAAATAAAACACCTAAAGTTATAACATATACTGTAACTAAGCAGACTGATATTACTCCACCAACTGCTCCTGTACTTTCTACAAATAGACTGGCTCAAACAGAAGTTGGGCTTATCTGGACTCAAAGTACAGACTTGGAATCTGGTGTAAAAGAGTACAGACTTCTTAGAGATGGAGAAAAAATAGAAAGTGGACAAAACCTACTTGAATACACAGATAGAACAGTTACCCCAGATAAGAGTTATAGATATGTGGTAGAAGTTGAAGATAATGCAGGTAACATTTCAAGAAGTAATGAAATAGTGGCAAATACTCCACCTACTTCTACTCTTACAGTCAGTGCAGGTGGTAATAAAACAGTACGATGGAGAGAAATGGGATTTGAGCCACCTGAAATTGTGGGTATTATTCTTACCAAATATGCAACAGGTGTTACAGATAATTCAGTTAGTAATACCACTGTTATACCACTTATTAAACATGGTAAAGGGTATAATAGAAACAGTTTAGGATTTAAAATAATAGGAGAACCAGCAGCAATAGGCGATGCTTATTTCTTTGGTATAGGTAAACAAATGTATGATACCAATCTAACAACAATAAATCCAAATGCACTGGATGGACAATGGGGTTGGAATTTATTATTTCCTCAAAGTTATGATCAATTGTATGTAGAGATTTGGGTACAGAGTACCGATCTTGGAAATATAATGAAAGGTGTCTATAAAATTGTTATCAAAGATGTACCATTTACAAATTCAATAAATTTACAAAGTGATACAGTCTTTGATAATATTTATAATATGGATTGGAGTCATAAGTATTATCCATTACATAATCTTGAGTTATTTAAACATCATAAGATAACAGGAGTGGATATTCCTGTTACAGGTAGTGCAATCAGTACAGGGGCTACTCTTACAGGAATGACTTGGGAACTAGTAGCTAAACCTGGTAATAGTACTGCTGTACTTGAGGGTACAACTACAAATTCTACAACAATCAAGGATATTAATAAGCATGGAGATCATACAATTAAACTTACAGCTAGTAATAACAACAATCAGACAAATTCTGATACTGCTATAATTTCTGTATCTGATCCTAGACAAAATACAAGAGCTCCAAGACTTATGATTGTAGATTCTCTTAGAAAAGCAAAAAATATAATGCTTGAAAATAGAGATGAAGCATATAGAACAGGTCAATTTACAAGTCCTGGTAATCATAGAATAGAAGTACAACACAATTTATCTAAATATAGAACAGGAAATAAACTTAATGGTTCAAACATTATAAATGGTAGTGCCAGACCAGAAACAGAAAATGTGTTCTTGGTCCCAGATGTTACAGGTATACTCAATGTTCCAATTGGTATAAATGGAAATATTCAAAACTTACAATGGCAATATTCAGTAGATGGAGGAAATTGGATGTTTATTCCGCCACTTTATATGTGGAATTATATTAATGGAGATGTCTTTATGGTACAAGAGGGTCAAAAAACTCTTATATCTACATTCTCCTATGTTGGTGGACAACTTAAAGATCTTACAAGATTCCGTGATCAATATGTACATCCAGCATCAGGAAGACTTTCACAAGATAAACTTGAAGATGTTTGGACAAATGGTAATCCAATTTGTGTAACTCATATGTTTGCAGATACTACAAAAGGAAATTCTGTAATTAAATGGAGATATAGATATATGACATGGGAGGGTGTTGTATCTCCCTGGAGTAATGAGGTAGAAGTTGTCTTCCTTAAAGGAGCAGGAAACAGATATAACAAAATCCAACTTAAAGACAGTTATACAATTGGATCTGTTGGATCTTGGAGTAAAAATTCAAATTATGATGGTACTTTAAGAATAGACTACTCAGATATCTATAACCTAAGTATGCAGACTGTGTTTAATTATGCAATTTCCAATATTCTTCTTTCAGATCCAAATATTGCTATCTATGTTAAAAATGCTAATAATCAAGGTGGAGGAGAGCATAAGATATCGAGTATTGCTCAAGTAACAAGAAGAGATTTTATAGAATATGGATATCCTTATGGTTCAAGATATGAGATTAGCTTATATACAGATGATACAAAAGCAGTAAAAATCGATGCCATTGTTATAAATGAAACATCTGCTCCAAGAAATTATGGAGGTGGTGGAGGAGGCTTCTGGGGAGGTAGAAGATATGATGGTGGAGATGGTAGAAATAGACCAGGAATGGAAATAGAGAGAATAGAAAGTTAAATTTCCTCCTTAGAAATTCTTACTTTTTTACTTAGGTAATTTTATTATAAGTTTATTTGGTTTCCCAGTTTCATATTTTTAGGATATATTGAAACTGGGAAACCTGTATTTTGTACAATAGATAATACTTGTAAGCATCTATGTATGCATTTATTATTAGAAGAGGTATTGGCTCTTCATCCGTTAAAAGACTAATTGGATAAACAACCAATACAAAGCGAAGATGGTGCGATCGCCTACTATTAGTCAAGTAGTTACCGTACAAAAACTTAAAAAAATATTATTAGAGCAGAGTTCGCACGACTGC